GAAATCACATCGGATATCGTTTCTTTGAGTGATGGTTCTGATCTGGATGAACTGATTGGTTTTGTCAAAGAAAAGAACTTCACCAAATGCCGCCAATGGGTCGCAAACGCCTCTCCAGACGCTTCTACGTTCTATCGAGGGATATACGACAAGCTGCTGCCAATTCTCGCTCCAGCAAGCATTCCGCCCGTTATTTTGGCTATTGCAGAGTCGCAGTACCGCGCATCAGCTACAATTGACCCAGAAATTAACACGGTTGCTTTCCTGATTCAACTAATGTCCACTGCGCAGTTCAAATAATGACTTACACCAGATCGATACTTGGCTTTTCTGGTGAGTATCGCTTTCTGTCTAATTTTTACCCTGTAGAATTTGAGGTTGACGGTGAACTGTACACATCATCCGAACAATTTTACATGGCTGCTAAGTGTTTAGACCCATTTGAACGTGCTAAAATAATGGCTTTCGATAAACCTAGCATGATTAAAAAGCTAGGCAGTAAAGTAAAGCTGATTGATGGTTGGGATGACGGTCTGCGCGACAAAGCTATGATGACAGCGTTAAAGGCTAAGTTTTCCACACCAAAGCTAAAAGGTAGTTTGTATATGACTACCGGCGCATATCTGGAAGAAACAAACCACTGGGGTGATATCTATTGGGGTGTTTGTGATGGGGTTGGTCAGAATAAACTAGGTCGCATGTTGATGTGGTTACGCGATCATCATTTGTTTAAGAAATTTGAGGATTGTCCCCAATGAGTTCACCTTTTGATTTTGTCAAGTCATTTACTTCGACAAAAGAATACTTATATGACAATGAAACATTATTCGCAAAGGATTATGTAGCATTTGTTGTTAACCGTGCTCTGTCTAATGATCCACGATGTGCGCTGTTTGTAGACGCATTATCGACTTATCCTGATTTAGATAAAAAGCTGCAGCACGACTTTTATTTCTACGGCATACCAAAACTTCGTACAGGTAGTATGTGGACAAAGAAGCAACAGAATACAGATATTAATATGGATTATGCCAAAATATTGGCTGAAGACCTGAACGTATCGATTCAACGTGCTATTGAGATATTGCCGTTGATTGATGAAGAGTTGCTGGCTAAGTATGAAAAGCTGCAAGGCGGAAAAGTAGTTAAGCGCGGGAAATAACTAGCATAAATAAGATCATGTTTAACTATATCATGATTTTATTATGTCAGAAAAATTTAATTACGGCGTTGAAGTGACTTTGCCAAATCCAGATTCATTCGCTATTATTGTGGAATCCCTTACCCGAATCGGTATCAAGTCTAAGAAATCAAACACACTTTATCAGAGTTGCAGTTTGCTTCATAGGCGCGGGAAATACTACATTATGCATTACAAAGAGTTTTTTAAAGTCGATGGGAAGCATGCGGAGATTGATGAAGAGGATTTGCGTCGTAGAAACGAAGTAACTAAGCTGCTTGCAAAATGGGGGCTGTGTGTTATAGTTAATAAAGATGATGTTACTTTAGCATCACCCGAAACCCCGATAGATATTATTCCATTCAAAGTGAAAAAAGAATGGGTTTTAATATCTAAGTATACAGTAGGTAAAAAGAAATAAAGGTAATTAATATATTATGATCGATGTGAAATTTTTGGAGCAATTCGTAAACATTCAGAGTGCGGTAGAGCCAGAGCCAGATAGTAGGTTTTACATATCAGAAGTTGCTCGAATCGCGTCATCTAGAATGTATGGTCTAAATCTACCACGGTGTACAGGTAAAACAACTGCTCTTGAAAAATATGCAAATACCCGCTCCGCATTACGTTTTGATGGTGTGACTTGTAGCTTTGTGAATTCATTTCATAAAATAGGCGGTTTTTACTCTGATCGAACGGTATTAGGTAGTTTTCGAGGGCAACGAAGTAATGGTATGAAATATCAATGTTGCGTGGCTGATGAATTCAATTTGAATATGCATAAAGAAGGCGTCAAAGAATTTTTCTGGCAGACTATTGTTGATCTAAATAATGCGAATATGTTGACCAAAGATTTCTATATTCTCTATCTCGGAACTGAACGAGTATGATTGACGATAATTTAGGCCCAATTAACCCTATGCTTGATTCCGCACCACCCAGAGTGTTTGGTAAGCGGTTTCTAGTCAAAGGATCGACCTTTGATAACGGTGTTGACAAACCATCAATCATGCTTATCATTACTGATCTGGTTGAGAAAAATTTCAAAATCAAATTTTATAAGGATGCTGAATCTGCTGCCAGCACTCTTAGACTTCTCGAAGCAGCAAACTAAAGGAAAAATTAATTATGAGTATCGTGCAAACTTCCCAAATCAACATGCCCAATGATCCTGAGACATTGAAGACTATCAAGGATGCTCTCTTTGAAATCAGCGCTTCTATGACTCGTGTAGAGGGCGAGAAAGACTTCCAAAAGAACGCATTGGTTGATTTGGCTGAAAAGACTGAAGTGCCAATCAAGTTTTTAAAAACATGTGCATCCATCTACCATCGTCAGAATAAAGATCAGGTAGAAGGTGATAAAGAGGTTGTATTTGAGCTTTATGATGCTATTTTTGGGGATATTTCTTAATAGCATACCATCCTCTAAAGGGTACAACTTTATCTAAATGGTGGTTCATTTTAATCGGTGACCCGCCATTTTTATATGAAACTCTTAATGCTGATTCCGGTAGCCCATTATCATCACAATATTTGATAAAATTTCCGTGGGTTGTGTGTTGCAAAATACCTTGGTCATCGAAAATTTCAATAATTACAGCAGTATTAGAATTTGAACCTGAAACCGCTAACCGATGTGATTCTTTATGCGACTCAGACCACTCAGGACAATTGTTATGTTTTGCATCTGATATCTTTTTTCTCTGCTCGTCTGATATCGTATTCCCTTTATTTGGGTTTATGTAATCAGGATTTACATCTAACATTGTCATACCTTTATTCCATGGCGGGGATTCGTTTCTGATTTTTTTAAACCGTGCAATAGTCTCAGGCTTATGGGTTTTACCCTTCATTGAGCCAGGTGTATTATTCAGTTTTCTTGTTTCGGCACGTTTTTGATCCGCATTGTTTTTCGTTTCAAGTGACATCTTTTTTCGCCTTTTAGCACCTGCGCGAATATTTTCTAATGATGACCCAGTTCTCTTGGGGTATTTTTTACCCCTTAATGGGGATGCGATTCCCTTGAGTGGATTATAAGTCTCGTCATATGCCATTTTTGATGCAAATGCTCTGTTAATATAGAGTGGATTGTTTGGCGCATTAACTGCTTTTTGCAGTTTATTTTCTTTTTCTGTTGCTTCATTTCTAGTGTCAAATGTTTTTAAAATTACAGTTTTGAAAAGATGCGGGTTTAATGATCTTTCTTTAATCCAAATGTTTTTATATATTTTAGACGATACACTACCATTATAATTTTCATTCAATATCCGATCAACAGAAGTTGATCCGATGTAAAATGGTGGGAGTTTGTTACCACGATAGCTGGTAAGATAGACGCAATAAATAGACATGCTGATAGTTCCTTTTTAACTGTTAGAGTCCTTGGGTATTTGCAGTACCGCGAAGGACATTTTTGTTGACAGTAGACATAAATGGTCTACAATAGTATTTATTGTTTACAGAACTTCTATTCTGTAAATTTTGTGTAAATTTATGTAAATTTAAAATGAACCCAGATATTAACCAGTTTTACACCCATGTGAGTTCCCGATATGGAAAAATCTATTATCGCGGCTACGAACATAAAAATGGGAAGAAAGTACGTGTCCATGGGAAAATTCCATTCTCACCGACAATTTACTTTGAGACTAAAGAAGAGAGTGAATACAAAAGCATTTACGGTAAAAATCTGAAGCCTCGCAAGTTCGATACTATACCTGCAGCACGTGAGTATGTGAAGCAATATAAAGGCACCATAAAGATGTATGGATACGAGCCTAACCGGTGGCAGTACGAATTCATTGCTTTGAACTACCAAGAACCTATGCAGGTTATGTTGTCTGAGTTAAAGGCTACAGGCTTTGATATTGAAACTCGTGTTGGTGTTAACGGCCCTCCAGGTGTACCTGACCCATATCTGGCATTGGAAGAAATTACCCACATTGCATTTGAGAATCATGCCACTGGTGAAATGGTGAGCTACACCACTGCACCTATCACGATTATGGAGCATGAGGGATGTAAGATGGTTCGGTTTGAAACCGAGGCTGAATTACTTGAAGCAATCATCCGCTATATCCAAGAGGAAGACCCTGATATTATCTATGGTTTCTATTCTGAATTCTTCGATGTACCATATTTGATTAACCGTATTAATCGCGTATTGGGTGACGATGAGGCTAATCGCCTGTCCCCATTTGGCATCATTGATGAACGTGAATATGAGATTGATGAGGAAGTGCGCAAAGAATACACAATTGTTGGTCGCACACATTATGACATTCAAGCAATGTACCGGAAGTTTGTTCTTCAAAAGGAAGAAAAATACAGTCTTGATCATTTAGCCAAAGTCAATCTGGGTGTTGGTAAGCTGGAAAACCCATGCACAACGTTTAAGCAGTTTAGCGAAGCCGAAGAGCATATTGAAACGTTTGCACAGTACAACGTAATTGACACAAAGCGCATGACTCAGTTGGATAAGGCCAAGGGTTTAATTGCTTTGGGTGTGATGCTGGCATACACGATGAAGTGCTGTTTTGAGGATGTTTATTCGCCGGTTCGGTATTGGGAATGTAGTATCCAGTCGATGCTCTTGAATGAGAAAAAATTCGTAAATATTGAACGTCAGAGCAATGGTAATGAGTCGATCCCAGGTGCATACGTCTCTGAGCCAATTCCTGGCCTCTATGCGTGGCTTATCAGCATTGATGCTGCATCGCTATACCCAAGCATCATGAAGGCTCTAAACCTGTCTCCAGAGACTTTGGTTGGTGTCAAAGAAGGTGTGACTGTAGATGAAATGCTACTTGGTAAGACGTTGAAAGATTTTGGTATCACCGAAGACTTTACACTGGCTGCTAACGGAGCCATGTTTAGAAAGGATGTGAAGGGAATCGTTCCTCGTGTAGTTGACTTTGCATTAGGTGGTCGTAAAATTGCTAAGAACGAAATGTTGCGCTATAAGCAAACGTCTGTGGATATTGAAGAAGAAGCAAAACGCCGAGGCATTGAGTTATAGCCAATTTTCTGGAGTAATTTTATCAACTACTTCATAAATTGGCAGTATCACTAAAGGTATGTCATTGTAAAATTCAAAGGTTTGTATATAATTTCTAATACATGGTGAAACTTTATAGCTAAAAATTTTCTTAGGAGCGTCAAGACGAATTAACTTTTGAATTACTGAATTGTTAAATTTATCTGGGTGAACTCGTAATAATCGTTGAAGGCTAAAAGTAATTTTACCTTCAAAAATAAATGCATGTTTACATGTATTTTCAGATACACCAAACGGCAGTTCATCTAATTTAGGATGTGTTTCTGTTTGGTTTGTTACCCAATTTTTGTAGATTACTACTCCCTTCCATGGGTTGTCGTATCCATCTCTTGTTTGAATAAACCCATCTGGAATATTTTCGGTTACTTTAAATCGTTTACTTTCTTTCGTTGTTGGGTTGTAAAAATGATGTGCGCCAGTGAATCTTTCTACTGCAATACTAGAGTGTGATGGGTTGCCGATATCAAACCCTTGTGGTATATCTTCAGTATTTGGGATGAAACGAGTTTTATCCGGCTTAGATATGTTATAAATTTGTATACAATCTTTAATACCGTTATCTGACATCTTTTGTTTTGTTTTATCAGTATGGATTCTACCAACTTGGCATAAAATCACGTCACCGTTTAGATAACGAAGGTCGTCGCGGTCAATTTGAAAATTCGTATCAGAATCGGGATAGTGGACTATGACTTTATTTTTCATATGAGTTGACATTTTTTCTAGCTGAGATGCAGTCAGTTTTCGACCTTTGTTTCTTAGTGAATTGTTTATTGCGATCTGATTTCTAAATTCAGAATATAAATTAGCTTTTATTATTAATTCAGACTCTGTTTTAGCACATCTACCCATTAAATTAAATGCGGCTATTGTTGATGGTTGACTCATAGCTTTAGCAAGGATATAATGAGCTATATAATGATTGAATTGAGAAAGATTTGCTCTATTCCAAGGTGCGTCCTTTATTTTTATAAATTCAGGAAATTTATTTTTAGGTAAGATATGATGGGATTCTGTTGCAGTTCCTTTTGTTTCTTCAAACGCATAACAGTAAAGTAGATACCATATAAAGTAGTCTAAATCTGTTATATGTTTGTTAGCGTAGTGGATTATTTCTTCAGTTTGCATTGTTAATTCTCTTTATGGTGGTTTATTACAGGAGTATTTATTAAAAATGAAAAGTCTATCTGAAATGACAGACGACGAGTTACGCGCTGCATATAAAGCAGCTAAACGTGAATCTGAAATGAAGAATATTCTTCAAAATGCGTTAAAAGTGTTAAAAGCTGGCACCTTCAGCAAGTAATTGCTGTCGAAAATTGTGTGAATTCGGGGAACATCTAGACCAGAAAATCCCGAGCCAAGCCTACTATTGTAGGAAGGTGTAACGACTATTCCGAGAGGAAGTACACTCAAGTGAGTGGAAGCGCACAACCCCAGAAATGGGTGATGATATAGTCTGATCTGCATGGGGACATGCAGCACTAATTCAAAGTGGAGTGAACCTGACGATTTCACTTTAACATTTTTTGCAGCAAACAGTCTCTATGGCGTTTTCTTGCAGCAAGGGTTTATGTTCTACGATCCTCGACTAGGTAAGGCTATTACGCTTTCTGGTCAGTACATCATTATGAAGGTCGGTACTCACTGCGACAAGCGGTTTAACGAATTCTTCAAAACTGACAATCTAACATACACATTCTATAGTGATACGGATAGCTGCTATTTGAATATGAAGCCAGTGGTTGATAAGTATTGGAAAGATCAACCAGACTTGAAGATTGTGGATGCGCTTGATAAATTAATGGAAACAAAACTGCGACCATTTATCAATGAAGCTACTGATGAAATCGCGCGTGTGCAAAACCATTTTGATAAGACTATTCACTTTAAACGTGAAGCAATTTCTTCATCTGGTTTCTGGTGTGCCAAGAAAAAGTATGCAATCAAAGTCTATGACAATGAAGGTGTGCGATACCCAGATGGTGATTACAAAATCATGGGTATTGAGGTGGTTCGATCCAGTACACCACAGTTAGTGCGTGACAGATTGAAAGAAGCAGTTAAGCTGATTATTGACGGTAAGTTGCAAGAGACACGTGATTTTGCAGTGGATGTGCGCAAAGAGTTTAATACCTGCAACATTACAGATATTGCTTTCCCAGGCGGCGCAAACAATCTGGCAAAGTGGCGTGATCCAAACAGGGTTTATATCAAAGGTACCCCAATCGCTGCTAAGGCATCTCTCATGTACAACAAACTACTGGCAGATGTCAAAGATGGTTATGAAAAGTACGATGCGATTGGTGAAGGTGACAAAATTAAGTACATCTATATTGATGAGCCTAATCCAATTAGAGAGAAAGTAATTGCGTTTGTTGATGATCTACCGGTGGAGTTTAATCTGCACAAATACGTGGATCGTGCTACGCAATATGAGAAGACATTTAAGAATCCATTGAACAACATTTTTAAAGCTGTTGGATGGGAACTTGAAGAGGCAGTAACGTTAGACGAGTTTTTTTAGAAGGAAGTAAGTATGAATAAATTGATGGGTAAGTTAATTAAGACAACAAAGATTAAGGAAGTAGCGGTTCTAAGTGAATCTACTTTCTTCACAAAGAAGGATACGATTGTTACCGATATTCCCTTGATCAACATTGCATTGGCTGGTGATATCGATGGTGGTTTGCGCCCAGGCCTACTCTCCATTGCAGGCCCAAGCCGACATTTCAAAAGCAACTATGCTTTGATTATGGCGTCGGCTTATATGAAAAAATATGATGACGCAGTGATCCTGTTCTATGATTCGGAATTCGGTTCACCGGCTAAGTATTTTGAGTCTGCTGGTATCGATCCAGACCGTGTTGTGCATATCCCAATCACCAACATTGAAGAACTGCAATTCGACTTGATGGATAAGTTGAATCGTAAGAATGCTGATGGTATCAAGCGTGGTGATCATGTGTTTATCTTGATTGACTCTATTGGTAACTTGGCTTCTATTCGTGAAGTTGAGAATGCACAAAACGAGAATAGCGCAACGGATATGTCACGTGCGAAAGCGTTGAAGGGTTTGTGGCGCATGGTTACTCCATTCATGACTCTGTTGGACATTCCTATGGTTGCAATTCAGCACACCTACGAAGAGCAAAAGATGTACGGCAAGACTATCATGTCTGGTGGTCAAGGCGGCATGTTGTCTTCGGATGCTGTGTGGATTTTGGGTAAGTCTCAAGAGAAAGATGGTACTGATTTGCTTGGTTATACCTTCACGATTAACATTGAGAAGAGTCGCCACGTGAAGGAAAAATCTAAGCTGAAAGTGTTGGTCACATTCGAAGGTGGTATATCTAGGTACACTGGTATTCTTGATCTTGCTTTGGAGGCTGGTGAAGTAATCAAACCTAAGAACGGATGGTACCAGTTGGTCGATAAAACCACTGGTGAGATGCTTGGTAGTGCAGTGCGTGAATCGGCTACTGCCAAAGAGGAATTCCTTGGGGTTGTTCTCAAACGCGAGAGCTTCAAACAGTGGGTTCGTGACACATTCCAAGTGTCTGCTGGTCAGTTGATTGCTAGTGAAGAGACGGGTGAAGAAGAACCTTTGTTTGACGAAGCCAACGACTAACCTGCGCTTTACAAAATAGGAAAGGGGCTTAGAATAAACACTAAGCCCCTTGTAGTTTTATGCATAAGAAAGATAATGAATGTCAGTTGAAAATTTGATTTTTTCCCAACTCCTATCTAACGAAGAATACGCACGTAAGGTACTTCCACATTTGCGGGAAGAATATATGTCAACCAATGAAGCCAAGATTTTTCTGAAAATTTATCATCGCTTCTTTTCCAAATACAACAAACCTCCAGCAAAACAAAGCATGTTGCTGGAAATCGAAAAACTCAAAGCATCTGCTGATACGTATGATGCTATGGTGGAATTCGTAAACCACAAAGAAGAATTTACGGAGAGTCTGCAATACTTAGTTGATATGACTGAAGAGTATTGCAAAGAACGTGCGCTCTACAATGCATTGCGTGACAGTGTGTTGATCATGGATGGTTCAAACACCAAAGAGACGCGCACACCAGAAATGATCCCTACGCTGCTTACACAAGCCTTGGCTGTATGTTTTGATACTACAGTGGGGCATAGCTATGGTGATGATTTTGAAGAGCGCTATGAATATTATCATGACGAAGTTGCGCGTATACCAACAGGCATTCCGTACATCGATAAAATCACACGTGGTGGGTTCCCTCGTAAGACCCTTAACGTGTTGCTTGCGCCACCTCACGGCGGTAAATCTTTCGCCATGGTTAACGTTGGTGCAGGTGCATTGAAGCAAGGTCAAAACGTTCTATATATCACTATGGAAATGGCTGAGATGGAAATCGGTAAACGCTTTGACGTTAACCTGTTGGATGTTGATTTTGACATGCTTGAGGAAATTCCAAAGGACATTTATCTCAAGAAAATGGCGAAACTAAAAACCTCGTCAAACGGCAAACTTGTGATTAAAGAATATGGTACTGGTATGGCTAGTGCTGCTAACTTCCGTCAGTTGCTTTCTGAGTTGAAAACCAAACAGAATTTCACGCCAGATTTGATCATCATTGATTACATGAACATCTGTGCGTCTGAGTTTTACAAAGCTGGTAGCAACCACAATTCTTACACAGTGGTGGGGTCTGTCGGTAAAGAACTTCGTGCGCTTGCAAAGGATGCAAATGCTGCTATTCTTACTGCTACACAGACAAATCGTTCTGGGGTCGAATCGAGTGAACTGGATATGACTGCAGTTTCTGACTCTGCATCCACAAGCATGATTGCTGACTTTTTGCTTGGTGTGATTAACACTGGTGAACTGCGTGAATTGAACCAAATTATGTTTGTTCAGATTAAGAATCGATACGATGGTATTAGCAGCTATGTGAAACACATCATGGGCACGATGTACAGCAAAATGCAGATGTTTGACCTTGATGAGAATGTTGAAAAGTTTGCACCAAAAAAGCGCGACAAGTTAAATAGTAAAAAGCCAGACTCTGCACCTGTAGATATGTCACATACTATTAAACCAACAACAGCGTCGTTTGACGACTTTAAATTCGAAGATGAGTAATCTAAATTCCTTTGCAGAACTAATGAAAAAAGCGGCTGAAGAAAAAGCCGCTCGGATTGCCGCTGAAGCCGCTCGTAAAGAGAAGGAAGTGGCACCATTACTTTCTGAATTATTCAAAACAGTAAAGACTGCAAAGGAAGTTGCTAACAAAGAAGTTGTTGAAAAGCATGAAAAAGTCGTAGAGCTAGTCAAGACACTTGAAACAAAGGTCGAGGAAGCCACGAGAACCGCGCAGGAAGCGATTTCTGACGCAGTTGATAGCGAAGTACCACAACCCGAAGAAAACGCTGTAATGCGCGTTATAAAGCAACTTCAAAAAGACTTTGCTTCTTTGAAACAGAGCGTGGAGGTGATTCGACAGACTGGAAGTAGCACAACTTCATTTGGTGGAGGTGGTTCGGGTGAAGTTCAAATCACGCGCATGGATGACGTTGAACGGGTGACTCCTAAAACTGGTGATACGCTAGTGTGGGATGAGTCATTAAATAAATTCGTTTACAAACCAATAAATACATCAGAAGAAGATATGCCATACGCAAAACGAGTTGACTTTGTTTCAGAGAGTTTGATATATAAGGGCGAGGCGCAAGTTGGATCGCGTGAAGATGATCCTGTTTGGCGTTTGCATCGATTAGTTTTATCAGTGGATGGTGATTTGGTGGAGACTTGGGCAACAGGTGATGCATCTTTTTCTTACTCTTGGACAGACCGAGCAACTTATCCTTATCAATAAAAAATGTCAGATAATATCCAATTACCCAACACAACAACGGCTGTTGCGACAGACGAAGTTAACGGCGCACATCTACAAAAAGTCAAATTGACTCTGGGTGGTGATGGTGATGATGGTGGTACCGTCAGTAACTTTAACCCAATGCCGGTCAAACTGGATGCTGCGAGTTTGGCTGCGCTTGAAAACATTCAAGTCACTGTAGAGAATCCTACTAATGCGGGATTGACCGATACTCAGCTTCGTGCATCCCCTTTGAATGTTACTGTATCAAACCTTACAGCAACAGGCCTTACTAATACAGAACTTCGCGCTTCGCCATTAACTGTTACCGTATCAAATCCAGCCCCTAATGGGTTGACTGATACACAGCTTCGCGCAAGTGCTGTGCCTGTTTCTATCGGATCACAGCCACTACCAACAGGCGCTTCAACTGAGGCAACACTTGCTGCTTTGAAAGGTGTTATTGATGGTTTGAAAGCCACTGTTGATGCTTTAAATGCGAAGGTCACTGCTGTTAATACTTCAAGTATTGCAGGTGAAGTTAGTCTCTCAGCACCAACTCTTTCCGCACTCGAAAACACTACAGTAACAGTTTCAAATCCAACTGCACAAGGTCTTACGGATACTCAACTTAGAGCGAGTGCGGTTCCTATTTCGTTAGCATCTCAGCCACTGCCTAACGGCGCATCCACAGAGACAACACTGGCTGCATTAAAGACTGCTATCGATAACTTGAATGCGAAGGTTACTGCTGTTAACACTGGTGCAGTCACACTTACAAATCCAACTGCACAAGGTCTTACTGATACCCAACTTAGAGCAACACCATTGACTGTTTCGGTGGACAATCAAACAGCCCTTACCAACACGCAATTGCGCTCTGCTGAATTGGGAGTTGCTGATATCTCTATGCAGTTTCTTACCCAAGAAATTAAAGGTGTTAATGAAACAATCAAAGACATGTTGGATAGCATACTTTATGTCACCCATTCCATGCTTGAAAAGATGGCGCGTCTTGATAGATTTGACAGAATGACAGTGCAAGTTTCTGATAACTCAGGCAACGAATTAAACTCTGCGTATTACGGTGTTGCAACGAACCTTGTAGGTGAGTCAACTACTGGTCGCTCGTTTTCACGTATGAATGAACCATGGAATTTTTCTAATGCAGGTTCTGCACACATTTACAACCAACTGACAATTACAAACTGATATGACAATCACTAATAACCTAAGAAAACTAGTTCATCGCAAGGCATGGGAATTTGCTAGTCCCATGTTTGCAAACACCGCTAACGGTGCATTTGTTGACACAATCAAAGACCCAGATCATCCGTTTTATAACATGGTGTTTTTTGTCAACGGTGCATCTGGTGTGTATATGTATGACACGAATGAGGATGCTTGGATTCAACTTCCTAACTCGGGTATTGCAGGCGCTTTTAACTCTGGCTCATGTGGCGATATGCTTGAAATTGGATCACTGGGTGGAGTTACTGTACAGAATGCGACTGCAGGTACTACGACAACTATTACGACAAATAGAAACATTGTTCGCTCTATTGCAGGTGCAAAAATTCGCGTGATCGCTGGTGCTGGTATGGGTTATGAGGGTGTAGTTTCTTCAAACACACTAGGCGCAAGTTCTGTATTGACAGTATCACCTGCGTCAACAATTGCTTTTAATAGCACTACAATGTATGAAGTTTACTCAGGCTCTTTGTTATTTTTCAACGCAGGTACATCTAGTGTTGGCTTGAGTCTTTATGACATCGCAACTAACTTCTGGATAAGTAAATCAGTAGTTGGTTTACCCACCTCGTTTGCATCTGACGGACAGTTAGTTTCTACAACTAATATGCCTGAAGAAATTTTAACTGGTAACGCAACATCGGCTACTGCAACCACACTTGTCACTAATAAAAACTTAGTGCTTAACCAAGTTGCAAACTATGCTGTGCGTATTGTTACTGGTACAGGTGCTGGTCAATCTAGAACTATTATTTCCTCGTCTGTTGGGCCAAACACTACATTTACAACATCATCTGCAACCACTGCGCTCACAGCTATGACTCGTGCAGCTACTGGTGTTGTGATAGCAACTGTTGCATCTAGTGCGGCGCTGAATATGATCCCTGGCCGTGGATTCACCATTACAGGTGCATCTGATGCTACGTTTAACGGTGTTTATGTAATTACTGCTATTTCTAATGGATTAATCACATTGCAAGGCACTAATACCACTGTGCAGGCAACGGCACAGACAGGCACTGGTCAAGACACATGGATTGTAAACCCTGATGCGACTTCCTTGTTTGTTGTAGAGGGTGATTACAACACCGTATTTTTAGGCGGTAACGCTTCAGTAGCTTTGTATCGTTATAACCTAGGCTCTAACTTATGGGTGACGGTTACCCCAACTGCTGCACGTTCTGGTAACCCAGGTGGTGGGTTCACAATGGATGTTGTGAATAGTGTTCCTAGTTGGGGTGAAGGTACAAACTCTACTCCACACTTTCAAGGCAGTATTCTTGTAAAACAAAACGGTCGTTATATCTATTCTCTTCGTGGGGGCGGTTCCAACGTATTAGACTTTTACGATATTGCTACAAACACATGGTTGTCTAACGCAGCATATGGTAATCAGTTTGAAACGTTTAACTCGGGCTCTCATTCTTGGGAAGATGACGGTGTTATCTATATACAGAAAGAAGGTACAGGTCGTGTTTTTCAATTTGATATCGATAAACATGTGTTATTGCCGTTTGCCGTGATTGTTTATCCAAACTCATCAACCGTGACTGGTGACAAAATGTTTACGAAGAAGTTTATTGATGGTGTAGGTAATGTTAATTTCTTTTATAGTATGTTTCACTCACGTGCCGAACTTTGTAGAACATTGATTATCTAATCATGTTAATCAGCCTGTTATATGGCTTTTTTGTATCGAAAGCAAAAGATGCAAAACAGAAACTCATGTACAAGTTTTCACGAGTTTCTGTTGCATTCAAAGACCCACAAATAAAACTAAATAAGAAATACAGCAATGTAAAAGTTGACATGCTGTTGACGAAAACAAAGGTTGTGTCAAAATACACCTACATGAAAGTTGAAATTGATTAACGCATTCGAACCAAAATTAGTCGGCAACACAATTAGCATGACTACTAAGTTTTACGATGGTAATAACATTGAAGTTATTCCAGATTCTGTAACTCTAAAGTACAAAAAGCCTGACTCGTCAATTACTACGGTATCAATCACCCGCATTGATAATAAATACTCTTCTAACGTTTTATTGGATGTTGCGGGTATGTGGTATTTTCGATGGGAAAGTACCGGTAACTACGCTTCTGCCGAAGAGTTTAGTGTTAACGTTCACAGTTCGCTATTAAGTTAAATATACCCAAACAAACACATAGAAAGTAAATTATGGCAATTCAAGACGATTTTTCAGTATCAGCTACGGGTGATATTCGATATACTGGCGCTGCTCATGGCGCATCTGGTTCTGGTTATTACACCGTTATCGCGTTTCACCGTTGGCTTGGTGCCCTTATGGATGATGCTGCTGCTACCGGCAATGATATTTTGGACATTACAGACGCGACTGCATCCGAACGATCAACTGATAACATTATCACGCTGATTAACGGATATAACATTGATCAAGTTGCATCAGAACACCTTTACGATGGCTCTATTATTCAAGCTGGTGGTGCTACTGTATATGACGGTGTTTTGGTTTTCGCAACACCAGGTATGCATTTGGAGATTCAACAAAACGGGTCAATGGTTGCAAACGACTTTTGGAATACAATTCCATTTGGTGCATCCTTAAAAGGTCTTAATTCTGATCCTGCTAACGGTATTTCACACCGGTTTATGTTGCTTGTTCGCACTGGTGGTACAGATATTGATTTGCGTAAAATTATCGGTCAAACTCGTGAATCTGGGTTTACATATTCCGAGTTTAAAATCAACGGTACTTCACGTGGTAACAACGTTATGGCGCTCACATACGCTGATGACTTGAACGATGAAACAGCCCCCGCTACTGTTGCAACATGGACATCCATTAATAACACGTTCCAAGGTTATAACGCAATTGACGTTAATAATGATGGTACAAACGAGTTTTATTACTCCAAGTGGAACCGTGACTCTTTCTCTATTAACCAATTCTACGAACGTATGAAGTGGTTGACTCGTAGAGGCACAACTGAAACTCTTTATGGTCTTAATGGTGAGGTATTCCGTGGCATTACACACGAAGTAACACTAACAACTCCACGCGCTGGTACGTTTAATGCTTTTGAACCAGTTTCTTGGTCAGGCGGCACAGGCCAGATGCTTGCAATTGACTCTACAACTGCCGGTACTAAAATGTGGATTCAGCTTTTGACTGGGGTTGCTCCATCCGGTGCAGTTACCATTACAGGCACAACATCTGCAGCATCAACTACAAACTCCGGTACACCACTTGAGCGTACTTTGTCCTTTCCTTTTGTTGGGGTTTCCACTGGTTCTGCGCTGATTGGCTCTTACGGTCTTGCACTTGAATCGACTGACCTTTCTGCGTCTGACAAGGTGTTTGACTTAACTAACACTCAGCGTACACCACCTAACTATGTGCAGTTTACAGTGTCTGGTCTTGTTGCATCTGAGGATCGCGTTTTAGTCGGCCCTGCAACGGGCGGTGGTTTGCTTGATGACGGTCAATTCTTGTTGAATGCTGCTATTACTGCTGGCGCAACTTCGGTTGTTGTTAAGGCTGGTACACAAACGCCAGGTACAGGCACAGCGTCTGCAACTGACACACCAACTACTGGTACTATTCGCATCAGGGATGCAAACGGTGTGTATCAACGTGTGACATACACTGGTTACACTGTTGCTGCATCTACTATGACTTTTACTGGTTGCTCCGGTGTGCCAACTGCTGCACTGAATCAGCCTGTATTCATTTCGTATATTGACACATTGGCAGCAAGTTCAAGTGTTATCTATACATCGGTTTATCACTCAAACCGTAACCTGTTTGTGCGGGTTCGCGACGGTGCTGCGAGCCCAATCAAAACGTTTGAATCGCCTGCTACTCTTGGTAGCTCCGGTGGTTCAGCATCTGCAATTCGTACTTCTGACGCATAATAAAGGAAATAAATGCTAGAAACAGTTCAAACTGATTTATTGGTTACAGGGTTGAACACCCTGTATTGGAAGGGAGTAAAACTTGAAAATATTACTTCCTTCAATATTTTTTCTCACCGAGGAAAATCAACATGTATTATCACGGTATCTTGTGATTTTCCAGATAGTATTTTTCAAGAAATTAATAGTGTAGCTGGTATTGTTATTCGTAAGGGGCGCAAATAAATGAGTAGTGAATTTTTGGTAATTGCACCATCTGACTGGATTTTGATTGACTGGGAAAAAATTACATCCCTGGAACCTGAAATGTATGCTCACTCAGTAAAGTATTTTATTGAGTCAAATCAATTGTACTACATTGAAGAGTTCTTGCGGAAATGGGAAATGTTTCCTGTTGACAAAACCATTACTGCGGCTAAACTTATTGAAGAAACTTTTTTAATTAAAGTTGGCTAATTAAATACAAGATATAAGTCTTGAGCCACCTTAGCTAAGGCTTTGGTGGCTTTTTTATTAGGAAGAATAATGACAGCATATACAATGACAGGTTCTGGAACACTTCGTGATATCGGAAACGCTTCGATATTTGGAGTAACGACTGCTAGAACTGGTGGTGATACTTTTGCGTTGAACGGTCAGACATTAACTATCGATCAAGATATTCGATATGGGTTATCTGGCGCAACAACATTTACACTAGGATCAATTACAGTTTCTCCAACAACTGGAGGTAACTTAATTATTGATGCCACAAAGGTGTGGTTAATTCCATTTACAACTGGTTCTGGTACTATGACTGCCGGTACAGCTATCACATTGTCAGGTGTCACATGCAACACTATTGGTATTTGGTCTGCTGTTAATACCGCTCCTGTTTTGACTGGTGTTGCCACTGGGTTTATTAAAGTCACAAACGCATCTGCGCAACCTCCATCATCAGGCACATTTACTCAAGCTGGATACACATTCACGATATCAGGCGCACCTGTTCGTGGGTTTATTGAAGTTAATGGTGACGAATCATCCACAATTACTGCAAACAGATTGGGTAAAGTTCAATTCAAGGGTGCATGGTATGCAGTTGGTACAACATCTGGTTCAAACGCGACAACATACCAACTACCCACAAATGGCTCTGTGCAGTATTATCCAGCCGTTTATGTAGATTCCGATGCTGCAACAATCACAGGCGCTACTCGTTCTGCTGGTAGCGTTACTTATCAAGTCGCATCTCATAGTTTTGTGGTTGGGGATGAAGTAACAGTAACTGGCGCTTCACCTGCTGGTTATAACGTTATAGACGCGATTATTACTGCTGTGACTAACACATCCTACACAATTACATTAGCAGACCCAGGTGCATGGGTTTCTGGCGGTTCTGCTGTGGTTCCTGAAGTGTATACATGTGCTGGTTCGCTTGTTGCTGCTGCATCTACACCAACTGATGCTGTTCGTGGTAAAGTATTCTGGGCCACAACTGCTGGTGTTTTACGTTTTGGTTCTGATGGCACAAACGCTGTTGGTTATGTTCCACCTGCTGGTCGTAGAATTCGTTTACCAAACATTATTACTGCAAATAACACAACTGCTGCACGTGCAACAAACGTATTACCAAATGCGACATTAGCAACACGTTATGACTTTACTACAACTGGTGGTGGCGTGGTTGATATTCAAAAGGCTTCTCTCGCGTGGTACCCTTCCTTTGCGCAAGCATACTCTGTGGTGATGAAACACAGTGGTATTTGCACTCAGTTGATTATGTCCGAAATTGCACAGCCTATGACTGTATGCCGTGTTGGTGTTGGTCAAGAAGCAGCAAACGCCCAATTCGGGTTGTCAATAAGTCTGTGTTTTGCTGGTGGTAATTTTGAAGGTAGTGTTTTTACTTCAGCTTCACTTGCTACAGCGGGTCGTTACATATTTTCTGGAACTGATATTGCTGGGTTTACCTTTAACAAGTGCAAAGACTTTGCACTTGTTATTCGTGCCAACGCTACAACAGGATCAGCAACACTCACACGCGCACAGAACTGCAACTTTAATAATCAAACAATTGGCTTGGGCCAGGTTCTTTTAACAACATGCACCAATGTTAATTATTACAATACAGTATATTACGACGCAATTACTACTACAGGTACAACCAATCCTATGTCTATTTGGTTGTGTTCCGCAAACACAATTAATTGTGTATTTGATGGTTTGACTTTTGGTGGTTTGACTAACGTTCACCCATACACTGCAATACTTACAATTAACGCTGCAGGTTGCGCAAACTTGAAATTGCGTAGAATTGGGACATCACCATCTGCACAATTGTCACTTGGTGCAACTAACCCAACAGGTACTGTGTGTGCAATTGCAACTGGTGCGGCTGCTCAAGATATTAAATTACAACGTATCTTTACATCACTGACGCGAACTAACTTATACTCTGGTGATAACTCATCTACACGAATTACCGTTGATAACTGTATGGGTGATTATGCAGACGTACCAGTTAATAACATGTTGAACGTGCTTTGTAGAGGTGTTGGTGCAACCCCAACATATGCTGCACAGACTGCGGTATATGGTACTCATTGGTTTGATCATTTTATCTCTGCAACAGTTGGTCGTATTGCTATTTTAATGAATGAGCCTACGGTTTTGACTGCAGCACAAGTGTCACTAACTGGTGGTGCTGCGTTTACTGCGGCTGGTGGATTGTATATGCCTGTAATTGGTCAAACTGCAACGTTTGAAATGCCATATTACACATTAGGACATACTCAGTTTACTAACAGTGCTGCAATTATGGCGGGTGGTACGGCAACAAACTATAACTACAACTTTTCCGTTGACTTGAACAATGGTGCTGGTTGGAGTACAATGACAACTGCAAACTATACAGCTACGACTTTAGCCACAGCTTTAAACGCGCTAGGTGCAATTAATCCAGCACTTGGAGTTAAGTTGCGTTTGAAAATCACCACAACTGTGACAAACACAACTGCAATCACTTCTTTGTATTTGATTACCACAACAACCGCTGCTGCACAAGCCAACTATTACCCACTCGAAACAGTGAATATTGTGATTGACGCTAAAGATGCTGCAACTTCTGCGCCTATTCAAGACGCTAGAGTTTACTTAGTTGCGGGTGCGGGTGGGTTTTTACCAGAAGGTACAGTTATTTTAAATAACCTTACAAATGCATCTGGAATCGTTTCGACATCAATTGAGTTATCTGGTGCATCACAGCCTGTAATTGGTCGGGTTCGTAAAATGACAGATTCGCCAAGATATAGAAACTCTCCATTATCAGGTACTATCACCTCTGCAGGATTGGAAATAACATCATTTTTAGTGAGTGACGAATAATATGGATACTTTACAAGGTGAATTAAATAGAAGAAATACAGAAACAATGGCACAGAAACTTGAAGAGATGAATCAAAGGATTTATGCGCAAAACGCTAAAATCGATTCCCTTCAAAATACTGTACACACATTTACAGCAAAAATACAGGCACTCGAAACTCAATTGAATTTTATGAGAGCTAAATTAGCTGGCTCTGGCCCATCAGCTTAATACATTATGTCAATTACAATTAATTTCAACACCAAAGTCATATCGATTCCAAAAACGTTTATGACTCAAAAAACTCCAATTCTGTTTGAGTTGGATGTTAATGCTTTACGTTTGGCGTTAAAAGAGATTGAAGAGTCGGGTGCGGGTATAGTTTACCCAGATACTCACCGACATAATACAGAAATTACGTTATCGGGTGTGACGTATGCACGATCTGTTGAAATTATTAACGGATACACAATTACGTTTGAAGATGGTCAGTATGTTGTTTCTTGTGTTGGTGCAAACCATAATATCGCAGACGTAAAAAATCTAAATCAAGTTTCTATTGTGGTTGGCAACTCAGCGGGTCTAGTTGTTACAACTGGTGGCGGTGGAGCAACAGCAAATGAAATTCGTGATGCAGTTTGGTCTGCTCCTGTATCAACAATGAATGACTCAACCACTATCGGTGGTTGGTTCAAAACAAATCTATTAACAGTTTCTAAATTTCTAGGATTAAAATGACACAAATTAAAACAGTAACCGAAGCATACTTGGCAATGTACCAAGTTATTACCGAAGAACTTCACCCAGATATTAAGACGATTCTTGATTCTGAAAGTCTTCCTACGCATCATATTTTTAAGGCAGTGTCAAAGAAAATAAGTGATCTTGGTAAGCAAGGTATTGATAGTGGTATTGAAGATGGAAAGCCTAAAAAAGGGTCTTCACGTGCTGTATATTTCCCCAAGGATCATAAAGAAATTACAGTCGATGGTACCAAGACCAAAACCCCAACTGCAATTAAAATTGCTTTTGAAGGTCAACTCGACAAACACCATGGCGAAGATACTCTGTTAGGTCAAGACCAAAACAGTCTTGAATCTGATCACCATATCAATCGCTCTTATGGTGTTTTAGGGTGGGATCATGAAGGGCATTACAAGACCAATCACCATGGAGTTTTGGCTCCAGTTTTTGAGTCACATTCTGAAGGCCATCATCTTGAAATGGGTCGTGTTGAAAAATACAATGCAAAAGATTTGGCAAACCACACGAAGAATGAAGATTTTCCGAAGGGTCTGACGCATCATCAAATTATAGATTCTATGGAGCATGAGCATAGGTCGGCACATGGTCAACATTCTTATGAACCAAAAGATCATGACAAAATTGTTGAGCATCCATATGTCAGTAATATGATCAGTATGATGCATGATTCTGGTATGCACCCAGGCGATCTTGCTCCACGTAATATGGGTATATATGTACATCCAGTAACTGGTCATCGTCATCCAGTTATTATTGATTATGGGTTTTCAAATGATATTGCTAAGAAGTATCGTAAAGCTCGTCATAACATGGCTTTTGGTAAGAATAACTGGTAATGAGTGCAGTAGCATTACTTACATCGATATGCACAGGTCACGGTGGGTTTCCACCTAGACAGGCTGTTTCTGCGTCACTTAATACCTTCATTGAAGGTGTAGGTGTACAGGTCGTAGGAGACGCTTGGGCAGAGCATAGTGATGGTAAATCAAGTCACGCATCAATACTGGCTACAGGATCACCCAAAACCTTTCTGGGCGGTCTTCCAATAGGTCGTGTAGGTGATGCTATAGCATGTGGTAGTTTAGTCGCTACAGGCGCTTTGAGGACAGAAATAGGATGAGTAATTTAGTTTTAGAAGCAATGCGAAATGGTGGGTTGTATAACCCTATTCGATCTGCAGTCACCGGCACGTTTGGTAGCTTTCAAATACCGAGTGTTTCAGAGCTACAGGTATTGGCTACTGGTCAGAGTTTAATTACAGGTCTACCCGTTCCACCTGCACCACAGATTGTTGCTGCTCAAGAGTCTTTAGTAACTGCTTACAATAAAGTCAACGAGTTTTTAGGTCACACCGATAGAATTTCTGGCGTCGATCTAACAGGCAATACAACACTTGCAACTATTGCAAAAACTGTTGGTGCTGCGCGTAATGTAAATGGCGAACTAAGTTGCTCAAGTGTTCTCGCTGCTTTTGGTGCGCTCACTAAGGCAGATGAATATATTCAAAAAATTAATGAGTTTATTCAAAAAGTCGAAGAATTCAAAGCAAATGTGGCTGGCAGAATTATCGAAACAGTTTTGACTGCAGTTGGGTTAGTCGCTGTACTGGCTGAACAAATTGCTAATGATGTCGGTGCGTTTGCTGCAGCACAGCTACGGTTAGCAGAAGAGTTTGTTGCTAACTCTATTGCAAGCCTTGTGGAAGATGAATGTATGAGTGCGATTCTCACAAATGTGATGACGCAAGAAATGAAAAATGTTGTAAATAAACAAATTGATGAATCAGCAGCGCAACTAAGGAAAGCTAGATATGGATACTAAAGAAGAAGTTTTTGCTAAATTAGATCAAATTAAAGAGGCATGGGCGGGTTTGGATCGCAACCCAAGTGCAGAGACTATTGCGAGTAACGATAAATTACGCGATATATGGAAGAAAACTCTTTCTATGTCACATGATGAGTATCTTGCAAAAGTCAAACGTGGACACACAGCACGTGGAGAAAGTAGTGCAGCAATTGATGCTGTTATGTCACAAAGATATGCTGATCCTGATGCCGACGACGCGCATAGAGAAAAAATGAAGAAGGGGCTTAAAGACGGTTCTTTAGCCCCTAAGCAACATGCATACCAAAATCAGTAATTTGTTTTAGGGCTTTCTGAAGTCATGGATACTTTTTGTCCTGGCTTCAGATTTTGCATCAAGCGAAGATATTCAGTTGTTGCCAAAAGAAAATCATCTTCGTCGTATTTTTTTGAAATTTTGATTCCACTTTCAAAGTGAATCGTAACTAAAATTTTCATATTGAAACACCTTTTAATTTTCGATGTTTCTATTATAGCACAGATTAGTCACGTGGTTGCAAGTCTGACATTAGCCATTTTTGCATCCAGTCAGCACCGCCACCAACACGTTGCATAACGTCGATATCACCAACGGCATCTCTGCCGTCATCAATAAAGCCAAACGGCAACATATTTTCATCAATGTACTGCTCTGTCTTCTTAGCCAGAATAGAACGAATATTGGTGTCTGTCAACTCAGCAAACAAAGGCTGTTTTGTCAACCAAGCAAACAACCACAAACAAGTCATCAAGTCATCATTGATTTCTTCGTCATCCGCAGCATAGGAAGCACCTTTCTGCGAAAACACTCCAAACTCAGTCAATATCTTGTGGGAGTTGATTATCAACTGATCCTGCTCCATCAAACTCTTCAAAGTAGCGCAGCCGATTGCCTTCACTTTCTTGGTGGTTCGAATACCAGGGTATCCTCTTCCTTCGTTCAAAACATCTTTGAATGTAAAGTAAACATTTTCATACTCAAATTCGTAGAACAGGTTTGAACTGATCATTTCACCAAGGTCGTTTACTTCAATTAAAACATATGCATCATTATAGCTCTTTGCAATTGTGTAAATCAAATGTGGATAGCTTTCTGGCGAAATTTCGTTATCTTTATAAGTTGCAACAACTTCATATGGCAAACTTGTGATATCAATTACAGTCAGTGCAGAGAAATCTAAGTGGCGACCACGTGATGTATCAACTGTGATGACATAATTTCTACCCTTGACAGGTTGCTTGAAATACTCTAATTTGTCTTTTATAAAGATCGGTGGAACTGTTGTCAAAGCCATCAGCGTAGCACCGTTTAACAGGGTCTTAGAACTTCCCATAAATTGGCAAAGCACTTCCTGGTTATACTTCAGTTCACCAAGGGTCTGTAGCTGATCCAGACGCCATTTCTCATCGCGTGAAGGGTTCTCGTGCCACTCTGCCGCAACAGGGAAGAAACCATTGGTACCTTGCTCCGCTTCTACCCACATTTTGTGGTAATGGTTCAAACCCTTTGGGGTTGACGACAAGTATATTCGAGTGTCTTTACCCGATGAAATTGTAGGGAAAACAGATGTGAAAAACTCTTCTGCAATGTTAGGTGGGATGAACGCTGTTTCATCAATATACAAAGCAGAAACAGAGAATCCACGAATCGCGTTTGGGGATGTTGCGGCAGTGATGATACCGCTACCATTGGACAATTCTATGGAGCCTTTGTTCCACTCTTTTACACCAGGTTGCATCCAGAAAGGAAGACCTTCGTAAGAGAATTGAATACGACTCAAAATTTCACGTGCAACTGCAGCCTTGTTAGCCATGATACCAACAAGTTTAACGTCATGGAAAATAATAAACCAGAGAAAGAACGCAGCAGTGGTTTGTGTCTTACCTTGTTGGCGACCAATCTTACAGATTACTTTTCGATTGTTTACATATGCGTTAATGATCCGTTCTTGGAATGGGTAAAGTTCAAAAGGGATTATACCACGATCCACGTGAACAATTTTCACATATGTCTTGATAAAGTAGATTGGGTCAGCCGCGCATTTAGCCCACTCGTTGAGTTGATCTTGGGTGTAGTTCATAACTACCCCATGGTTCTTCAAGTTTTTGTTGCCGTTGTAATAGATATTTTGATTTTGAGTTGCCATATTAAAAAAGCCCTAAGACTTTTACATCTTAGGGCTTACATAGTAAAAGTTATTACTATTTAATATGCAGTGAATTAGTCAATCAAACTTTGGAAAAATGCATCATCGTCGCCTGCATCATCCATAGTTGGAATTGGTGTCTCAGCGCGTGGAGCTTTTTCAGCCTTTGCCTTTGCTGGCTTTGGTTGTGGTTGTGGAGTTTCTTTTGCAAGTTTTTCCATTTCATCCAAAGTACCGTCAACATCATCATCTTTAGGTGCAGCAGCTTTTGGCTTACCTTTACCCTTTGGTGTTTCAGCGACTTCGCCAGTCACAACTAAGTAACGTTGCTTCAAGTCATCATAAGACTTGAATTTGTCTTCTGCGATTTCCAAATTGATATCAAACAGGTTTGCAAACAATTCTTCAATCTTGTCTTCG